ACCTGTCCTTAGTGAGTATATTCCATCTATTTTAGTACCATTACAATCAACAGTAATTTTTGATTTGTTTATAATTGTTAAAAACTTTATCAACGTAGGTTTGATTTTTATACCCTCTATTTGTCTTTACGACGCTGCCAGCATTATAAGCGGCGATTATATCAGCATCTTTAGAGTATTTTGACATGAGATACTTAATATATTTTGAAGCCCAATAAAGATTATTTTCGGGTTTGTAAAGTGCTGGGAGGGGACCTGTAAAATCTAACCAGCGAGCCGTCCCTCCCATTATTTGGGCTAAACCATAGGACTGCATTTGCAAATTCTTTTCGGTTTCTTCAGTAATTTTTTGCATTTTTGCAAATTTTTCAACTTGGTAAACCCATCTGTAGCTTGGCTCATAGCGAACAGCATAGACAAAACCTCTCGACTCTTGCCAGCAAATCGCAGCAAGAAGCCAAGGGTCTATATTAAATTCGCTTGCCTTTTTCTTGATAACATTCAAAGGCAATTGCAGTAGCCAGTCGGGTATCATTTTTTTCCTAAGATTGTCATAACAAGGTTTTTCGCCTCATTAATTGATAGCATACCGAGTTCAAATATTTCATCAACGCTTAGGTCTTTTGCCTCACCAGGAACATGGTTTAAACCATCAACAGCATCTTTATATTTCGGATCATTTTGGATTGCCATGAAGATTTTTACTGGGTCCATAGGGTCAAACCCATCCATGAAATGCTTTATAAAAAGCCCTGCTAATCCGAACCCACCAACTATTAATTCTTTACTTTCTTTTATGCCTTTTTCCATTTTGGAAATTCCTTATAGTTTAGCTACTTGTGTAATTATAAAGTCAACTCTATCTGTCTCTGATTCATTGCCGAAACCATCAGTATGCGGTCTAATAACATCACCCACTGATAATATTACTGTTGCTGATATGTTTTGTGTGGAAGTACCTATTGCCTCTGAACACAATCTATCTGCTGTAGTAATACTATTAATAGAGGTTGTTAATTGTGATGAATTAAGCGAAATACCTATCACTCCCGATGATGCTGTTACTAAATCACTGTAGCTTATAGCATAAACACCATCGGCATTAATCGTGAAAGACGAGCCATCGGCATTTGTTGCAGCATATGTAATATCTGAACCAGTTGTTGACGAATTTGCAAAGTGCCTAATTATTGTGTTAGTCGTACCGTGTTGATTAGGGGAAGCGTTACCTGTATTACATCTAACCATACTACCAGGTTTCTTAACCAAGCCTAAAAGACTACTGCTAGCCTCAGAATACCCCACCAAACTATTTTGAGAACCAGCCCATTCTTGGATTGGGACTGCTGTAGACAAAAGACTTAATCTTTGACCACTACTTATCATTTCATCCCCATCATTTGGGGATAAAGTGTCAACAGGAAACGAATCTCTGTTGTCGTATGTCGTAAAGTTTAAAAAAACATCGTCTTTAGTAGCTAAAATAAAGCCTATACCAGTTGCCGAAGTAACGTTTTTTGAATACCCACCAGCGCGTATTGCAGCTGTAGAAACCCCACCAACTGTTAGTCCCAAAGGTAATGGAAGCTGTGCTTCTACTGCTGTTGAATTTCCAGAAATAAAGTCTCCTCGTATTTCAATTGAATCACCAACGCGACGATACTCAAGATTTAAACCTGTTGCTGATCCAAAACCAACTAAAACAGGAGTATAACCAGTCCACTCAGATAAATTATCTTCGCTTAACATCGGTACGATGCCTTTGCCAGCAAATTGGGTAATTGGCACACCTAAAATCTGAATTGATATTCTTTGCGAACTAGCAACAATACTACTACCATTACTACCTGTAGCGGTTAGAACATTAACGGTTCCACCGTCAAATGATTCCACAGCAGTAAAGTATGTCTCACCAGCTACCCCTCTTAAATGGTGTTCCAACATCCCAACAGATGCATCTCGATGAAATCTACCATACGCTATTGTAGCTCCTGACGGCCCACCAAGTGTTAAGCCCGATGGTAATCCGATTTGAAGTTCGTCGGCAGAAGTAGTGCCCGTAGTTACATCACCTGATATTTCGATTGAGTCTCCAACACGTCTATAATACAGATCTGAGGAGAATGAGCCGAACCCCTGTATTGTAGGAGTATAAGAAGTCCAAGGCCCAATCGCAGCACCCTGTGAAGTCATCCCAGGACCAACGATAACGTTATCTATGTAAGCATCCCAAGCTGAAGCGTTTGTAGTAGCAATGTGAAAAATAAGCCGGTAGCTAGTACTTCCAGTAGAAACGAAACTAGTTTGAAAAATGTTTTGACCAGCAATTATATCTGTATCAACAGGGGTTATCAAAGTAGCGTTTGTTACATCATAAATGTAAACTGTTAGATCCCCTGAAGCGTACGCAACATCTTCATCGGTCTTAAAATCGAACTGTATTTTAAGCTTCTTTTGGATGTCCTGTTCTTTTATCGCAAAATCGTAGGAAAACCCTTCGCCTTGTCTGTCAGCTGCATCTTTAACCAGCTTAAGTGATTTTCCACCCCTCAAGACAGTTATTGCCTGGGAACTGATTGCAACGTTAGCACTCCCACCATCGCCATCAACCGGTGTGGTCCCTGCAGCGTCAGCATATGTTGCCCAACCACTAGTGTCAGTTTCGAAATCCCAGTTTTCAACGTAGTTAATTTCCCCCGAGCCAGAACCCGAGCCGAAATCAAAAAAGTTGGTACCGTCATTCGAAAACTTAAAATTCCCAGCTGCATTATCATACTTGATTTCTGGAAGGTTTGCTGTTCCATTGTCTATCGTTAGAGAAATATCTTCAGCTGTTTTTCGTCCCAGCTTTAAAAGATTGCTTGATATTTTACTCATCCAAAAAGCCCTTATTTTATAGTGTTTATTGAGCGACAGTAGTGATATTAGTCCAGCGCATTGATCCAGTGTAAGTCGTGCCAGTAAGATCATTAGAAGTATACTGGACTTGTCCCGATGCAGTGATGGAAAAAGTAACTTCAGCATCATCCCCAAATGAAATCAGCTCAACACTCCAAGCTGTATTTTCGTTGTCATATAAACAATATAATTCACCATGCTCTGAAACATCTTGCGTGTCTGTTCTACGCTCAATATCAAATAAAATTCTTGCACTTTTTATGCTAGCTGAAGCAAAAATAAGTCCAGTCACGTCACTTGGTCCAGTGTTATTTGCTATAGCTATGCTTCCCTGAGTTCCACCGGAGCTTATCAGTGATAAAATTGCATCACGCAGCTGAGTGAATGTAACACCGGTTTGATCCAGTGTTATACCTGCAGCTTCAATAGTTTCGGCAATTTCTTCTTGAATATTATTTAGCTCGATAGCTCCGACGACTGTTGCCGGAATTCCGAGAGTTGGATTTCCCTCTGTATAAAGATTGCTATCATTGCCAAGTGCTTCGGTTCTTCTCATTTGAAATGCTCCAAAAAAAATTAAGGTGTTCTAAACGTGAAAAAACTGCATGTATGAGCTGGTTTTAGCTTCGCAATTGTACATTCCAAAAGTTCGTTACCAAACACAACCAAAGGTTGTCCAACTGTAGTTTGACCGACCCGAAAGGGCTCAATTACTGTTGCTTCAACATCGACGATAAAACAAAAATCCCATTTCCAAGCTACCAGCGGATCGCCTACAGAAAAGCTATCACCAACTTTAAAAACATCTCTTTCAGCATCCAAGGGATTATAGAGCCTGTCTCCAACCCTTGATAAACCTACCCGAAATGGATGGGCATCTGAAACAAAAGCCTCAAAGCCTAAGTTTTCAGCTACCTGCTCATAAAATGCAGCACTCAGACCACCCACTGCTGCAAGCTTTTGTCTTGCCTGTGCGCGCCTTTCAATAAGATCTATATTTGCCGGCGTGCATTCATCCGGTAAGCCTAAAAGGGCTTCCCAGTCCTCTAATAGCTCGGTTGAGGTTCCTGGATCTAGTTCATTTAAAAGGTCTGTTCCCCGGTCTTGTATCCTGCAAAACTCTGTAGCAAGACCAGGAAAAATATTGATAGCATCTTCACGGATGTCATCCCAAGCACGACCCAATGGAAGTAGCTTTTTAATAAGCTTTGTATATTTTTTTATGCCTTCGCTACTTGCCATGATTTACACCAAAGTATTGAAAGTTATTGTCCCAAGGGTCAAGATACCCCCAATATTAGAGGGCTCTGGATTTGAAGTTGGAGAAGTAACCACATGATCTTGCTCGCCAGCTGCAACCGAAATTGCTTCATTGATCCTGGAAAGTGGGATAACCCCTGTATATGCAGCATTCACAGCTTGAAAAGCACCTTTGACTTGGCTTTCTCTGAAAAATAAATCCTCTAATTCATCTGTCACTGCTGCCTGTACAGCTGCTGTATTCGGCAAAAGTGAGATCGTAAAATCAGTGGAATTATCGTCGGGAGCAAAAACAGTTGCGTCAGCTGTGACAGGTTTTTTTTCGTCTATGGCTGTTTGGACAGCTGTTATTTCTGCTGCACCGGGGATAATGGAAGGTGTGTCATTGTCTTCTACAAAAGTTATGCCTACCGTACCGAGTCCTAAATGCCCTGGCAGTACCCAAACTCGGGTGACTCCAGTCACGGTAAAAGCAAACGCTTTATAGTCTTCCACTGTGCCCCCAGCAGGGGGGTTTTGTATTCTATCTACGATTCTTTGTTGAAAAAGTTCGTCTGATTCTTCGTCTTCTCCCTCGACAACTGTAGAATCAACCAGAGCATCCGTTTCTACAGCTGCTATCGGGCTTTGCAAAGACACAGTTTGACCATCATCCAGATTAGCATTTGAACCAGCTACGGAAGCAGTTACTATTCCTTGCACTACCCCCGCTGCAGTAGCCACTATATCTGCATTTACCGTGTACTCGGTTTGGTCGGATCTTTGATAGATTGTCCCCGCTGAAACCGTTGCTGCACCGGTAAAAGTTACGTCAATTTGAAGCTGAGTAAATACAGCCGGGTTTCGTTCCAGTCCATAAATAGAACCCCAACGCTCCACAAACTCGATTTCTGCTTGGTCAGGAAAAATCTGTTTTGAGATAAAAACAAGATGCCCATGAAGAACGTGACTTGCTCCAGCGATTGCCCTTGAGAGCGCGGCTAAAAATGATCGTCTCAGGATTGTTGTAATGCCAAGTGAGCCCTTGATATCCCCTTGAGCCCTGTCAATTATCTGCTGAAGTGTAGGTCGTTCAAATGGCATTTTAAGCCCTTTTTAAATTCAGTTCGTCCCATATGACACCAAATCTATCTGATTCCCCTGTGGGCCTTGTAATTTGTACTGCAAGGTTTGTTTGACTAGGGTTATTTTCGTCGATTGAAGCCTCAACTTCAATAGCACTTGCTACACCGTCTTCTAGCATCCACGCCAAAGACTCGCGGGCTAGCGTTTCCAAGTTGGCGACAGTGTCTAAACTGTTCACTGAGCGATTTAAAACCCACACTTTCGAGCCGATTTGATCGCCTTCTGTTTCAGGAAATAAATCTCCCCACCATCCGCGCCTGTTTAGAAGCCCGGGGGGTAATTCTTCCTCAGTTACTCTTTGATCCGAAAAAATTGAGATTATAACGCTAGTCTCAAGACCTTCTTCAATCTTTAAGTCACCATCTTCTAGTGAAAGCTGGATACAGTTGTCCACGATGTTCATTGCAATATCCACTTGGCAGTGCCCTTTCTTTAACTAACTGATGGTTCCAGGTAATGCAGCTATTGTCAGAGGACCTCCTGGTGTCCCCGCTAAAGTGACGCCATTGGAAGCCACAGTTGCTTGAGTTGTCAGGATATCGAAAATCGCTTGTGCTAGCGCAGCTGTAAATTTAGCTTGCTGGGCTGCATCGTCAGGAGGACCATATTCCGCGTCCATAGCAGATTTAATGGTTGTTTGCATTGTCGGAACTGATAAAGGCATTAGCTCCCCTTCACAACTTGCGATAGCTCCGTTGGAGCTGATTGAACGATTGGAGGACCAGTATTAACACCCAGATTTCCAAGGTGTGTATGCGCATTGTAGAGTGCCTGAAAGGTTTCACCTTTTAAAATAGACTCCAAAGTTCCGGTTCCAAGCTCCACCGCTGGAGCATCGACTTTAACTTTAGTTGCTGAATTTATGTTGATCTGAGAGGCTCCATTTATCTCGATTTCACCATCGTTTGTCAGCACAATTTTAGTTCCAGATGCATCATAAATAGCAACCGAGCCGCTGCCCAGATCCTTCAAACGAAATTTCCTATCTTCGATTGCCAGACATATTCCATGCTCACGATTACCAGATACAAAAACGCAAATGCCTTCAGCAGTAGCCAACGGTACACTAGTAAAACCATAATTTTGAAATCGCTCCATTTCCTTGACCTCACCAGCAAAAAGCTGAAGTTTGACTTCTTGAATACCAGTGGAATCAGTGACGGTAGCAAGAACAGCCCTGCCAATCGAAAGCTGAATAGCGCGTTTTACCGGCTCTATCATTTTTCTAATGGCTTTCAAAATCATCTCAGGCTTCAACTATAACCCCTAAATTGGAAAGGTTGTGGGATTCCATCCTAGCGTTTCCTGTGGATCGTTAGCCGGATTTAAAACCGCTTGCTCCGGTATATATGCATCACGACGAGTTAAATTTAAAACTGTGATAGTCCCATCAGATAAGGACTTAGTAAACTGTAGACTGGAAATTAAAAGCTGGGTAGTTTGCACCCCAAGATAACCAATATCAACATTTACGAGCTGGTTTATTTGCCACAGAGGTCCACCTGGGAATTGTTGCCAGCCTTGAACGGTCACTGAAATATCTATGCTTTTTGCTGCCCGAACCGTATTTTCCCAGTTGGCTCTTTTTTGTGCTCCAGTAAAATCAGCTGAGCCATCTGCTATGACAGTTTTTTGCCTTGGCCTTCTGATCCCACTATCGATAGATGTCCCTATGGGTGATGTCACATTCAAGCCGAAAATAAGGTCATTACCCTCAGATTGACCCTTTGCTATATAGGTCTGAAACCGCTCTGAGTTATCATAACTAGCTTTTGCAGAGATGATATTAGCTCCCTGTACCAAGGGAGTAGGTGAAACCGTGAGTGACGCTGCACTGGATCTATTTGTTATTCTCAGATTTCCTAGCTCGTCACTAAGCAGAAGTAGACCCCTTAAATTAGCTGCCCTTTGCAGTAATTCAAAAATTGTTTCTCCCTGTTTCACAGTGAATTTAGGAAACGGTGGGAGGATGTTTACATCTGCAATGACTGGAATTCCAAATGGCAGAGCAAATTTTTGAGCTAATGTAAGAATACTTAGATTCTTAAATTCAGCAGGTTCAGTAGGAGCAGAGGAGTCCACTAAATCCCCGGTCTGGTCCTTGCCTGTGATTTCAATGCTACGATCATTATTTGATATGGAAACTTCGAGCCTGTCTATAAAGC